GGACCCGCGACGGCGGTCGTGCCCATGTCGTGGACGTTGATGTCGAAGCGCTCGGTGCCCAACAAGCCGATCTGGTCGTTTTCAAAATAACGATGATCGGAACGCTTGATGGTGACGCCGCGGCGTTCGCCCATCATCGCCGCCTTGTTGAGATCGCCGAAGTGCAACTGCACTAGACCCGAACCGGGTGCGGTAATCGGCAGTTTCTGCGCGATCACCACCGGGAAGCCCAGCAAACGCTTCTCAAGTCCTTGGCTGAGGATATCGAGACGGTTGCCACCGGCCGCCGCCAACAGGTTCGCCACCACCGAGTAGAACACCTGCTGCGACATATAGAATTTCGCATTGGGAATGGCGTACTGCGGAATCAATCCCATCAGGTTGGTGAAGTCCTTCAGCACAATCGAGCCGAAGGTGGCGCTAGCCGACTGCGACTTGCCAAAGGTGTGGCCGGTATCCACGGCAATCACGGTGGTGCCGCGAATGCCGCCATAGGTCGAGGTGCCGTCACCATTGAAGCCGCAATCGTCTTCTTTCGCGGCAAACGCATAGGCGATTTCACCGACCAGCCAGTCGGCAATGGCAATCACTGCGTCCTGCTCGATCTCGGTGGACATCCGTGCCAGCACGCCGAGCTTCTTGGCGGTCAGGTTGATGTTGTCCCAGGAGACCTGCGATTCGGTCAGTGCGGTGTTTTCACCGGTGAAGGTGGCGGTGAGGCCGGTGAGCCGGCGCGGCCAGTTCAGGGTGTCCGAACCCATCGGCACGTTCTGGCATTCCTGCCGGAACACGCCGAACTGCTCGCGCAGCACAATGATGTTGGCCATCAATTCTTCGGGGACCAGAAAGCCACCGGCGGAATCGACGCCTTCGCCTTGTGCCTTGCTGATCGGCACACCGTGTTCTCTGCACCACGTCTTGGCTTCAGCGTTGTCCATCAGGGTTGCCTTGAACCACATGCCTGCGGTGTGCGCCTGATCGACGGCCCGAACGATTTTGCCCTGGATTTCACGGTCGCGGAAATTCTTGATCCGGCCGTAGAGCTTGTGCGCGGAAGGCGGCGCAAATGGCGTCATCCGATCCTGGCCCGGAACGGGGGTGGCGAGGTTGGCGGCGATCTTTTCCGCTTCCTCGACCCGACCGAGCTGCTTGTTGAGGTCGATGAATTTTTCCTTCATCGCCTCATAGATGTCGTCCTTGTAGCCTTCTTCCTCCGACTTGCCGGCCATGATTTCGATTTCGTCGGATAGCTTACCAAGCTGCTGCTTGATCTCGTGTTTCTTGCTCATCGCAATGGGTTTCCATTTATCGCTGGGGATCGCGCTGCCTAAGCGCGGGTTGGGCATTGCCAGCGACGCGATGCGCGGCTCGTCATCCGTGGTTTTCACGGACGCCGGTCGGTCGAAAAGTTTGGGAGTGTCGGCTTAGATTTTTACGGAGGCCCGCAGTGCCTTCGCTTCAGCGAGGCGCAGTTCGCGGGCGTCCAATGTCACCACCGTCACGGGTGGATCGTTCTGTTCGTCGTCATTGCCGTCCGGATCGTCGTCAGGCGTGTTGCTGGCGAGCACATCCTTGATGCACTGGGTTGCGGAGTCGTGATGCTCCATGGCCTTCTGCAGCAATGCCGTGTTGGCACTGCTGATTTTTCGGCCTGCCTTGTCGATGACAGGCACGAGCGGGACGCCCAAAATCGTTGGCGTCTTGTTCTGATAGGTGCTGACGATCGGCGTGGCCGCATCAACAATTTCGGCTGGATGAGCCGATTGATTGAGCCGCTTAATGGCCGCTTCAACGCCGGATTTGACTGCTGTCAACTCGCCTTCGATGATATCGGCGAACGGCATTTTATAGCTGCTGCGAAGCGTCGGATTGGCGGCATCCTGCAACAGAAAGCCGCGGGCGGCCTTTTCCGCATCGGGATTGTCGCCATCAAAACCGGCGTCATCCAGCATTCGCTTGGCGGCGGCGGCACCATCCCATTCATCAGTATCGACCACCGCAAGGTCACTGGCGGCGTTCACTTGCCAGTCCGAAGCATTAGATGCCGCGAGATATTTCTGCCGCGTGATGTGCGGTGTCTTGGCTTGGCGGAATGTTTCTTCCAACAGACTACGCGGCACCAAGATTTGCCCGCCATCGTCCAACACCTTGGACGCCCACTCGCGCAACGGGCCGGTATCGATGCCGGCCGATTTAGCTTCCGATAGCGCATTCGGGTTGCACGGCACCGGGCAGACCGAAATTTCCAACAATTCCTGCTTGGTGAAGTCGATGCCGAACGGGCGATCCTTGTCCTTGGAGAATTTCCAGTCCAGCGGAACGAACCCGACACTGACGGCTTTGAGATAGCCAGCGCTCACCATCTTATAAATCGAATCTGCAAACGCTGAGATGTCGGCCGACATGAATTCGATATCGCCCATCAACTTGCCACTGATCGCGGCGACATTGGAGGCGCGACCAATCGGCGGTGAGGCTGAATCATGCGCCCACAATGCCACCGGGTTGGCCATGAAGGTTTCAGTCTGCCAGCCCTTCGGATCGATGCTGTCGCCAGCACGGTCCACGGTGGCGTCGCTGAATACGAAACGAACCTTGCGGCTGCCATCGGTAGCGGTGACCGGATCGGCAACCGCTAAACGAACCACGGTGCAGTCCGGCCATTCGTCATCCCGCGCCGCCGTGCGGAATTCATCGACCGTCAGTAGCTTTCGCGTCATGCGCATGGTTTCCTATTTAACCCGACGACTTAGTGAGAGTTCCGGAGCTGTCCCACCATGCCCCGGCAATGTGCGGGTCTGCAGTCGGGAATACTAATGCTGCCGCAACCATGGTTCGAAACGCGCTCAATGGCGTGCTGCGTTGATTGCCGGATTGGCTGACAATCACATGCTCGGTGCCATCAAGTGCTTGTGCGGTGGCTAAGACAAAGGCCGAAGGACTGTCCGCCATCGACTAGGCCCCACCCACAAGCGCGGCGAGCGAGCCGAAAGAACTGGTATCTCCAACGTCATGCACGACGCTATGGAAGCGCTCGGTGCCGAGGATGGCGATCTGGTCGGAGTCCATGTAACGATCGGCCGAACGCGCCAGCGTAATGCCGCGGCGCTGGCCCAAGACACCACCGGCATACATATCGCCGAACGCCAGCATCACGCTGCCAGCCAAGGTCGTGGTGACCAGCGGCAGTTTCTGGGTGAGGATCACCGGAAAACCCTGATAGAATGGGGTGGAGATGCCATCGACAATCCGGGTTTCGAGATAACCGCTGGCGGCCGACAACCGGCAGAAGGTCGAGGCAAAGCAGGTTTGCGAGCAGTAAAATGCGGCATTGGGAATCGCAGAAGCCCGCACCGCCACCATCAGGTTGCCGAGATCGGTGCCATCCAATGTCAGGAAGGTGTTATGTCCAGCGGCTGCCGTCACCTTGGCCTTGGTGTGGGCGCCGTCGAGCACAATGGTCGCAATGCCGCGCATCGCGCCGTAAGTGGATGTGCCATCGCCATTAAAGGCGCAATCGTCTTCCTTGGCCGCAAAGGCAAAGCCGATTTCATTGGCGACAAAATCAACGATGTCCGAGATGGCGTCTTCTTCCAGTTCGCTGGGAATCTGGACCAGCGAGGCGATCTTCTTGGCCGTCAGCGTGATCTGGTCAACGCTGGCGGTGGTAGCGGTCACGGTGGCATTTTCGGTAAAGAACGCAGTGGACGATCCACCGGTATGACGCGGCACCGTCATCGCATCCGACGCCATCGGCACCAATCTCGCGCGGCGGCGAAATGCGCCATAAGCATCGCGGATATCGAGGATCGCATTGGACAGTTCGGTCGGGACTAGAAAGCCCCCCGCCGAGCCAATGCCTTCTGATTGCGCCTTGGTAAAGCGCACGCCGTTCTGCTTGCACCAAGAGGCGGCATTGTCGTTCTGATAGATCGCGGCCAACAGCCATTGTCCGGCGCGCTGATACTGCGCCTCGACTTCCGGGCCTGAGCCTGCAAATGCACGATGCCTCATTAAATTGATCCTCTAGGCCGCAAGAAGGAAATCGTTGTCATAAGAAACCCATTTGGATGGTGTGATTTCGGTTGCAGCGCTTGCTGCATCATCGTGTTCGGTTAGTTCGCCGCGGGCGGCGATATCGGTGCTGGCAATGGACGTAACCGCATCATCGGCTTCGCTGGCGGCGTGTAATGCCGTGATCTCAACGAAGGCCGCGGAAACAACCGCATCGTCCGCACTGATGAGGTACAGTTCGCTTGCGACTGCGAGCGCGGCGCCGGCACTAACACCGTCGTCCTGCTCAATGACCGCCAATCGGACGGTGCGCTTATCCAGCGGTTTCGGTTTGGCGGTTCGCTTTGGCTTGCTGCGAACCAGATTGAGGTAGCCACCCGAAAGGCTACTAACTTCGGATTGCGTCGCCCCCGATGTTTCCGCGGCGGTATCGTCGTCTTCGGTGATATCAGCCGATGCCGCAACGATAACGGCCGCGGTGGCGCCCAAGACTCGCCAGCTACTGCCCCAGGACGTGTCCCAGGAAATGCCCCAGGGCGAGAACGCAACGAGCGTATCGTCGTCTTCGGTAATCGCGGCGGATGCCGTGACGGTAACTGCGGTGGCCCAGCTATCGTCCCAAGATGTGCCCCAGGACGTGCCCCATGGTGAGAACGTTATAACCGCGTCATCGGGCTAGGCCACGAGCAGGAAATCGTTGTCATAAAACACCCACTTTGATGGTGTGATCTCGGTTGACGCAGTGGCCGCATCATCATGTTCGGTTAGTTCGCCTCGTGCGGCGATATTGGTGCTGGCAACTGACGTAACCGCATCGTCGGATTCGGTGACGGCGTGCGAGGCCGCGATTTCAACCAATGCTTCGGACGTAACCGCATCGTCGGAGCTAACAAGGTGCAGCGCGCTCGCCGCCGCAACTGCGGCACCGGCGTTAACGCTGTCGTCGGCTTCGCTGAGTTCCAGTGCTGCGGCACGCCTGGATATCGGCTTCGGTTTTGCGACCGGCTTCGGCTTGCTGCGGACTAGATTAAGATAACCGCCGGACGGACTGCTGATCGCGGCTTGCACCGCATTGGCAACGGTTGCGGTAGCAATCAGACTATCGTCAGATTCGGTAACAGCGAGGCTGGCGCTAACGACATCGCCGGTAGCGACGCTGGCCGCGAGGCTGTCGGCGGCCTCAGTGAGCCCGGCACTGGCCGAGATGCTAACAGTTGAGGCCGAAGCCAGCGTGTCAGCGGCTTCACTAATCGCGGCGGATGCCGTGACTAAAACGGTTGAATTGCCAGCGACCGTATCATTGGCCTCGGTCGAGGCTTCGCTTGCAGTATCGGCAACCGTTGTGGTGGCCGTTACCGCGTCGGCCGCCTCGGTAATGCTGGCGGTAGCAGAGACCGAAACCGTCTCGGTCGCAGCAACCGTATCGGCGGATTCGGTGATCGAGCCCGAAGCCGAAACTAGAACGGTTGATGTGCCGGCTATATTGTCGGCGGCTTCCGTGATCGCGGCAGATGGCGAAACCAGCACAGTTGATGTGCTGGCCAACGTATCGGTAGCCTCGGCAATCGACGCCGAAAGCGAAATCGCAACGGTCGAGGTCGCCGCCATGCTGTCAGCGGCTTCCACAATGGAAGCCGCGGTCGAAACGAGGACAGTCGCGGTCGAACTTAGCGCATCATCGGCTTCGGTGACCGATAGGCTTGCATTAATGACGCTGCTTGCATCCGCCTGGGTCGGATCGCGCAGCGTGATATCGGATGGACTGCTCGCCCCAGGGCGCAGGAAGATGTCAACCATCTTACGACCAATGTCAGCGTGCTTTTACGACGCTGTTAGCGTGTTCACCGAAGTTCCGGAAACATCAGGCGAGCCCGCAAGATAAGCATCGACGCGAAAGGTGATGCCGCGATCACCGGCAATTTCGATTTGATAATTGCCGGATGCATCCGATATCGTCGCGCCGCGACACAGGTTGCTGACTGTCTCAAATACCTTCACCGCACAGTTGCCCAAAGCGTTGCCGACGGAATCTCGCGTCACACCTGAAATCAGATAGCGGTGCGTCCGCGGCACCGGGCAGTCCAGAAATCGCCCGACATTGGAGATTCCGATAGCGCCCGGCATCAGTTCAGCGATTGAATGCAGGCAAATTGCGTGGTGATCGAACCCGCGGTGGTGCCCCAGATGATGGTGACACCGATACCGGTGGCAATGCCGACATCCACGGTCGCCACCGAAGTCCCGCCGAACGGCAGCACGAACGGCGCCGAGCCGGTTGGAAGCAAACCCGTGGCGTGCAGTGCGCCCCAGCCGATAAAGGTGGAGTTGGCGCCAGCGGTGGCAGAGACCGCGCGGCACAGCACATAAAGATCGAGATACCAAGGTCGATTAGTGTTGGCACCGGGCGAAAATAGCGCTCCGGACGCGCCGAGGCTGGACGATGATGCAGTCAATCCCACGCGCGGCGTTAATGTGATAGAGCCGGTGTTGGCGGGCAACGTCATGATGCCGCCAGCGGTGACCTTGTAAATTTTACCAGGCCGCGCATCGTTGGCGTTGATCGGGGTGTTGATCGCGACCGGCCACAACAGCGCTTCCGTGGTCACCGTGGAGTAGGTCAGAAGGTCCGCAAGAACGGGTTCTTGCAGAACATCCATAAAATACTGCCTGCTCATTTAGGGATTTCCGGCGGTGAGTGTGAAGGCTGTCACCGTAACTGTCTGTGACGACGCGATCGAAGTATTGTCGAACGTCATGTCGGTGGTGTTGCCCTGCAGGCCACAGGTAGTGCCATCAGAGGCATAGATGCGCCACGAGGCCGCCGTGCCCGCACCGCTGGCCGCCGCCGACCAGGTGCCGAGTTTGGTCTTGGTGCCGGTGGAGGCGCCGTTCATCCAGTCGGATGGCAACGTGATCGTGACCAACAACCCGGACGGGTCGGCCGCCGCGCAGTTGGCCGGTTGCGCGCCGGAAAATATCTTCAACACCGCTGACGTGCCGACCGTACTCTCGACCTGATCGAGCTTGTTGTTTCTGATGGTGGTGGAATATTGCAGCGTCATGTCGGCTCGCTATTTTCCGAATCGATTTCGTTACGCTCGAACTCTAGGATTCGCCCCTCGCCATCATGCTTGGTGACAATGGTGCGCTCGCCACCCTTTTTCGGCATCGTGATCGGCACGGTCACATTGACCGCTGCGGGTTCGATGGTGATGTCCGGCGTGGTGACGTTGACCACCGGGGCCTCTACGGTGACATTCGCCACCGGAGCAGGTATCTGTATCGATCGCACCGCGACGCCCACCGCATCAATCAGGCTGGCGTGCGCCTCGCGGATATCAAAATCTTTGCTGGGCGCGCCGGGGTCGGGAAGGTCACCCGCGTTCGGTCTACCCGCACCGTCCGGAGCAGTCCCAGTCATGTCGGAACCAACTGCGGCAAGATTGACCGGAACTAACAGCACGTCACCGCCCGTCATATCGGGGTCGCCGTTTTCGCGACGGATTTCGTTCTGCGTAGAAATGCCAGACATGATCTTAAGACGCTGCGTATTAACGCGCGTGGACTCTGCGGCCAGCAATAAGCGGCGTTCGTCAAAATCAACCTTTAGCGGAGTTTGCTCTTTATCCAGATCGAATTTCTGGACGAACTTCTCTTGCCATACGTCAAGATCAGGCATGATGGTGGTGTTGACATAAGCCTGATCGGCGTCATCGAATTTAAGCCGCGTCATCTCGCCCTTGACGCCGAGCTTATAGAGCGGCATGTCGAACCAGCGAGCGATATCGCCGATCGCAAATTCACGTTGCGAGATGAACTCAAGATCGACCGACGACAACTGCATCGGCTTCCACTCCAGCCCCTCTTCGAGGATGGCGGTGCGGCCGGCGTTCTGAATGCCGGAGCGAAGTTGCTCCCACTGGGCGCGAAGCCTTTCGGCGGTGTCTGTTGTCAGGACCTTCTGGGTCTGCAACACGCCGGAGGGGCGCGCGCCATTGGCCATGAAGCGGCCAGCCTGCTGTTCCAGCCCCAGCGCCACGCCGAATGAATCCTTAGCCATCGCAATCCGCGATAGCCCGACCAGCATATTGAAGCCCAGTTCGCGAAGATGGAAAACATCTTCTTCCGGAATCATCAACGGCTGGGTCTTAAGGACCGCGTTTAGAAATACTCCCGCGCGTGTGACTGAATAGAAGATCGAACCGTCAGCCGCCTCATACAGAGTCACGAGGTCCGGGTTAACCGGAATCAACGAGATTGGGTTGCCCCGGCCATCGCGTAAAATCACCGCAAACGCATTGCCGCGCAGCAAGTAGGCGACATGCATCTGTCGGCAGAACTCAGTCCAGGTCTGCCATTTATTTGGCCGCGTAAACAATCTTGCAACCGGATGATCAAGCACCGGCTTTTCAGACCGCGCGCTATCGGCCCTCATCAATCGCGGACTGCACCGCGCCACATCCTTGGACCGGATCGAAGCGCAGGCGTATACGGTTGAGATCGAAACCGCGCTGGTCTGCGTGATCGCAAGCCCGCTGGCCGATTCACGGCTGCCCAACAAGGGCAGCAGCGCCGAGCTGCTAGTTGTCTTTTCGACCGAACCGCCAAACGCGCGGCGGGTCCAGTCGATCAAGCCCATTCCAAATTCCTTAAAGCATTACCGTGGGCAAGGATTCAAACCTCGCAATACGCCGGTCCTCCGCAATATCGCCATCGCGTCCGGCTTTGCCGATTTCTCGACTTTCAGCGTCTGTCAGTCAGGCGAGTTTTCCGCCACCACGGTAAGCCATCACACCATCAACAGTGATTTTGTTTCGTAGATTGAAGGCCCGTTCTGCACGACCGGATTCAATCCCATCCGATCGCAGGCATCGAACAGCGCCATCAAGGGATCGATCTTGCCGTAGCCGGAAGCATCACGAACAATGCGCTTGCCAGTTGGTGTCGGCTGCAGAATTGCGTTGGCCGCGCACCACGCCATCATGGCTTGGCCGCCGTGCTTGAATGAACCGTCAACTAATTTGCGTTCAACCGTATTGAACGCGCCCATCAGCCCAAAGCCTTGACGCACACCTTTAAGGTTGCCAGCATCTTCCGAAACGCCGATTTCCGCCAAGGCATCGACAATCAACCCGATCCCGGCCGCATCCGCTCCAACCTCGTAAAGCAGTCCGGATAGCTTGACCTTTTCAATCACAGCG